TTCCGGACAAGGTGGTTTGGAGTTCCGTACATCTACAGGCACGGCTTATAACAATCTAGCCATGCGTATCAATCCAAACACCACCATCGAGACGTTCCAGAAAAATATCATTGACAATGGTGCTACCGGTATCAGTGGCGGGCATGTTAGCTTGAGAAACACAAGCACATATACCTTTGAAATTGGTATGGGTACATCTGGAACAACTGACCCTGACGCTATTTTCGTTAACCGTCATGCTAGCGGAAGTATAAGCTTCTTTACAGGCAGTCCAGCTACACGTAAAGGTATAGTGAATTCAGCCGGTGCGTGGACCTTTACAGGCGATGTTACTGTTGATGCTTCTACCAGTACCAGCAATGATTTCTCTGTGCTACAGCCCGGTACGTCTCCAGCGAGTAGCTTTGTAAGTATTTCTTCGCCTAACAGTAGTCCGGGTATCCTAGCCCAATACAGTAGCACCAAGAGACGTGATATCAGATTCACCAATACAGGCATCGAGCTAGGAGCTTCTACCAACACAGCTGCCCCCGGAGCACAGGTTTTTCTAGCAGAGAACGGTGCTCTAGGTGTGGTGTGGACAGCAACCACTCCACTAGTACTCTCGTCTTGGGCAGGTAATGCCGCCTACAGCTGCTTGAGAACTAACAGCATGAGCGGCCAAGAGTACATGATATTGGCTAATGATGCAGGTGTTCCCGACACCTTTGTCAGCTGTATGACTGGTGGTACTGTAATCATTCGTGCTAATGCCAACGGCAGCCCCGGACAACTACAGGTTACTACCACTGGTGCTGTAGTGAGTGGGGATATCACAGACCAGTATGGACTAGTTCGTAGCGTCCCACTAATCCTGAATGCTAGTGGTGGCGTAAGTCCTGCGGCTAATGGTCGAGCCTACGCAAAGACCAACAGCACGGCAGCTACCCTAACCTTGCAGCCTAACTCTACTACAGCTATTCCTGTGGGTACGGCCGTAACTTTCATGAACATGGGAGGTACTACCAACAACATGACTGTGGCTCGTGGAGCTGGTGTAGCCTTGTATCGTAATGGTACTAACGCCGATATCATCCTGACTCCAGGTAACTCCGTCACTGTACTAAAGCTAGCAACAGACACTTGGCAGGCATAACATGGGTATTCAGCAAACCTTCTTTGGAAAGGCACCACAAGGGACGGTGTCTATCACCGACCAGCTTATTGCATCCTCTGCTACACCACCAACTATTCCACAGGTTACCGCAGGTTACACCCTTCTGAGTAGTGGACAAGCCCAAAGGCGTACAGGTGCTACCGGGTCTCCCTTCTATATCAATATCGCAGGGGAGTGGCTAATCAGTGGATTGTCTACCGATTTCGATGTGATGGCTACTTTGGTCAGTGGCACATCGCCCAGCGGTTCGGCGGTAGGCAGCTGGCTGAATCTAGGTACTAGCCGGGAATGGCGTCTTACCTCGGGAGCGGCAGGTACATTGTTCAATTGTGTACTGACGGTTCAAATCAGGAACGCAGTAACACTGGCAGTACTGGACACAGCCACCATCGAGATTGAGGCAAGTAACCTATAATTGAACTTTCGCTGAATATAGATGTCTATGTCAGCCTTAATGGAGACTTGAATATGTTCAAGCTAAGTAAGGCTAGCCAAGCAAGGCTAGCAACAGTTAACATGGCTCTACAGAATGTAGTGAATAGGGCCATTCAAATCACCGAGGTAGACTTCGGTGTCGTCCAAGGGAACAGGACCAGAGCCGACCAGGAGAAGCTATACGGCCAGGGCCGTACTGCAGCTCAGATGAAGGCAGCTGGTCTGAATCCCGCTCTCGCTAGACCGGACCTACCGGTCGTCACCAAGACAATGAACTCCAATCACATCGGTGGACGGGCTGTTGACCTGGCTCCCTACGTGAACGGTAAGATTGAGTGGGATAATAGCGGGAAGCTAGGACTTTATCCAAAGATTGCGAAAGCAATGAAGCAGGCAGCCAAAGAACTTGGCGTGCCGATTGAGTGGGGTGGTGATTGGACGTCCTTTAAAGACCGCCCTCATTTTGAACTGAAAAGACCTTAAGGAGAACTAAATGAGTGATTTCACCGTCGCCGCTGGCGAAAACTTTAACGAGAACCAAGTCAAGACTCTTCTGAAGCTTGGTGCCGACCTAGCCGTCGCAACTACTACTACAGCTGGTGTTGTGCGTAAGGCTACGCTTCCAGCCGCTGCTCCTGTTCCGTTCGCGGACCTGACAGCTGCTGCGAACTATGTCAACTCGATTCGTACTGCTCTAATTAACGCCGGCCTAGGCCAGTAATAGGAGACTTACATGGAAGACAATACTCAGGCAGAGGCCAGCACTATTGAAGCTATTGACGAAGCTGCTCTACAAGCGTTCCTTGAAGGAGCAGCTCCGTCCATCATGAAGGCTGAAATGACGCCACATGTCTTTGCTAACGACCGGAGTAACAAGATTCCGTTCGGTATCCTAGACATGGTATACCAGGGTGTGTTTACTAACACTCTCGGCATCATGATTTGTAAGCACAAGGACAGCGGTCAGCTGATTCCTGTGCTAGTTGGTCTTGCGGGTGAAGGTGTTTATCCTGTTGCCATGTGCATCGGTGCTGAACATGCTGCTCAGTTCATGCCACCTGACGGTGAAGGGGGTTACCTAAGTGTCGAACCAGCCAGCGAACAAGAACCAACAGCTTCTTGAACAAGCACGCCTCCTTTATGAAGAGGGGGCGTTTGATGTGGAAATTGCCAAACATCTTGGCATCACCATCAAACGATTTAATGAGATGTACGATACTAATCCTCAGTTTACTAAGTTTGTGGATATGGGCCGTACACTTAGCATGGCGTTCTGGTACGGACTCGGACGCCGTGGTACGACAATGAAGGGATTCAATGGACAAACCTGGGCCTTCGTTATGAAGAACCAGTTTGGTTGGGCAGACAAGATTGAGACTGCTACGCAGCAGATTGAGAATGAAAATCTTGATGACCTGAAGAGTAAGCTACGCAAAGCATTGCAGAGCTTGTCCAAGAATTCTCCTGAACTTGTTGACGCAGTAAAGGAGATTGCAGTTAATGAGTGACCTGTCCAAAGAATTTCTTTCCAGCCTAGCTGAGGCGAAGCTGGAAGATGACTTCGACATGCAGGAAGGTACTCCTCCAACCTATCCTGTGAATGGCGATGCCAAATCGATGGCCAGGTTGCTCACGCTTATTGAGCAGTACCAGAAGAGACGAGCTGAGGCCGGAAGCGCTAAATGGTTTGACCCTGACGGTCCATATCCTATTGACGTTTGCCCGAAGCACAAAGCCTTCTTTTCTGCCGGTAGCATTTACGATGAACGGTTGTTCATGGCGGCCAACCGTGTAGGTAAGACAATCTGTGGTGCTTTCGAAAGCACTTGTCATGCTACTGGTATTTATCCGATGTGGTGGGCTGGAAGAGTGTTCGACCATCCAACAGATGGATGGGTTGTAGGACCTGACGCACGTACTGTGCGTGATACGGTTCAGAAAGAACTACTGGGTCCCATTGGTGAATGGGGCACAGGCATGATTCCGGCCCACCTTCTAGGTAAGTGGTCTGCTCTACAGGGAACACCAGCTGCTATCGACGTCATTCGAATCAAGCATATATCTGGTGGTTGGTCTACTATTGGTTTCAAGAACTACAAGCAGGATATCCAGGCATTCATGGGTACTTCTCGTCACTGGGTTTGGACTGACGAAGAATGCCCCATCGAAATCTGGAACGAATGTAATATTCGTACAGCTACCACTGATGGTATTATGTACGCAACATTCACACCACTGCAGGGCTTGACGCGAATGGTTGTTAACTTCTGCAAGCAAGCCGATTTCCTAGTAGGTGCCCGGCCTATTATTGCACTAGAAGCACAAGACTTCGAAGAAGATTGGGATGAGGAGAATGCCAACGAAGCAGTTGGCAGTTTCAAGAGTAAATGCGTTATTCAGGCTGGCTGGGACGACGCTCCTTGGCTGACTGAAACAGTTAAGAAACGTCTCCTAGAAGATACTCCTGAACATTTGAAGGACAGCCGTTCAAAAGGTATTCCTTCGATGGGTGCTGGTGCTGTGTTTCCGATTCCTATTGAACAGGTGCTGTGTGACCCGTTTCCGATTCCAGATAACTGGCCTCGTATGTATGGTCTTGATGTTGGATGGAACAGAACAGCTGCAGTATGGGGTGCTCTAGACCCGAACTCTGATACGCTCTATCTATACGACGAGCACTATCAAGGAGAGCAGATGCCACAACATCACGCTTTCTGTATCAAGAGTAGATGGGATTGGATTATAGGTGTGATTCACCCGTCAACAAGAGGCAGGTCACACGTTGATGGTGCAAGGCAGCTACAGATTAACAAGAGCAATGGTTAGAGATTGAAGACTGACAAGAATGAACGTGAATCATGTATTCAGGCAATGATTCAACGTCTATCTACTGGTAAGCTGAGTGTGTTTAGAACACTAACTAACTTCCACAGTGAGTACATTTTGT